TTGAATTTAGAAATATTTTCAAAGTCTTCTAAACGTGAGCGGCTTACTTTTTCGGAAGTTTGCCGCAAACTTTAAGGAGGGGCGATCCACAAATGCCTAAATTAACGTCCTGTATGTAAGTTTTTGCCAAAATAGCCCAACATTGTGAAATGTCGGGCTTTTCTATTATTTGAACGCTTTTTTTAATTCTTCTTCTGCAACCTCTTTTGCGATTCTTAGAGCCTGTGCCTCACCAGATTTAAAACCTTTTTCCATATAATGGCGACCTTTCATTTTTACTGTGCCATATTCAACCATCCACCAATAAAACGGATCTGATTTATCTTTTGTATTTTCCCCAATTTTTGCCATTCTAAGGCCTTTAGATCGCATAACCCGAATTGTCGTGATACCGCTTAGTCCATCTTTAGCTACTCTTGTTTTATGTCGAACGTTGTTTTTAATTGTTCCTTTTTGTCGGAAATTAGTGCTACTCTTCAATGTTGGAACATTCGGCTTGATTGTTTTTTCAACCGACTTGGCCGCGCTATTTAGTCCTTTTCTGATTGCTTTTGCAGCGACTTTGTTTATATCCTTGTTTAGTTTTTTTAAGTTTTGCTCAAGTTCTTTTAAGCCTTTTATTTGAACTGCCATAGTTTCCCTCTGTAGTTATAAATCAATACCATTAAATTGTTCTAATGCGTGTTTGTGTTCATCTGAAAGCTCAAAAATCAAATCACCATATTCAAGTTGATAAGTGCCGAAAGACATCAGAAAGGCTACGGCTGGGTCGATTTTGTTTGCGGCTTTCTTCTTGTTTGGTTTAATGTTGGCGTTGGCATCGGTTTCCATCACCACATTAGATAACGCCCAGGTAAGCACTGGATCGCCATGATGTTCTATCATCTGTCTATTGATTAGCACTTCTGCACTTTTCGCCACCGGGCTAAATCGTTGATAGGTTTGCGGGAATGGTTCAACCTCAAGCCCAGCCGTTTGTAATTGTGTACGTAGGTGAGTTGCATTCCATACGTCAAAGCCAATCATCTTAATATTGAAACGTTGTGCATCTTTCAAAATATCATCTCTGATTTTGTCGTAGTCGATACAGTCGCCCTCGGTTGCAATCAACCAACCACTACGCACCCAGTTTCGATACATCGCACGGTTTTTATTTGCCACGTTATTAAGTTGAAATTCAGGGATATAATGCCGAGTAACTAACCGCACTTTCTTCCCTTGTGGAAAGGTATAGCAAAGGCTGGTTAAGTCATTGGTGCTAGATAAATCCAGTCCTAAATAGCAATCTTGGTGAAGTAAATCGCCTTCGGTGTATTTGCGTTCGCATTGCGCCCAGTTTCCTTCGCCTAGCCACGGGGTTGTGCCTTGGCACCATACATTAAATCGCTTGGTAAGCATTTCCACCCATTCGGAAGGAATCCCCCTCGCTTTCTTGATAGTGTTCTCAAAATCAAGGTAAGGAATGGATTTACCAATATTGGGATTGGCTTTTATCCAGTTCTCTTGTTTGTCGATTTCGTTTTCTTCGTCTAGTTCAAAAATCAATACGAACAAGCTATCGTTCTGTTCATTCCCTTCAAGGATTTGTGCGCAATAATCATAGTGCTGTTTGCAAGCCGAAATCACGTTACTGCCAGCCGTTGTAATGGCAAAGAGCAAACCTTCTGGGCGTGCGCCTTGTCCTAGCTCTAACGCGCTATATACGCTGTTATCTGTGTGTAGGTGATATTCATCAACAATCGCTAAACTAGGGTTTGTGCCTTCAATGGTTGAAGATTTGGCAGCCAATGGGCGCATGATACTGTTGTTCTTAGGGTTGATGAGTTTGTGCTGTTGAATGTTGAGCCGTTTTTTCAGTAAAGGCGAAAGTAAGCACATTTGACGCGCATCATCAAAAACGATTCGGGCTTGGTCTCGGCTTACGGCTGCCGTGTATATATCTTGTTGGCCGCCTTCCATCACTAAAAACCAATTGGCTAAAACGGCTGCTACCGTTGATTTGGCGTTTTTTCTTGCCACCTGAACGTAAGCAGAGCGATATTTTCTTAATCCTGTATCTTTACGCTTAAATCCTAGAATGTTGGCAAAGAGGAATACTTGCCAATCTGAAAGAATAATCGGCTCACCTCTCAAGTGTCCTTTAACGTGTGGGCATAGTTTCGAGAAAGCGATAAATTTTTCTACCGCACTTTGATCAAAGAAATAATCGGGGTTGTTTAAATCGTTAAAATAACGCGCTACGGCTTGTTTTATCTTCTTACAAGCCACTATTTCACCTGATTGAATTTTCTCTGCGTATGCGTGCCAAATTGCCATATTTAGCCTACATTGTGAGGATTTCATCAATCATATCGGTTGAATCAACTTCAACAGGATTTTTTCTACGGCTAACTGGATCAAAGCCTAACAGTGAGGACATTTTCACCATCACTTTTTCCGCATCAGCTTTCGCGGATAATGCAGGGTTTCTTGATTGCGTGCCTTGGCTATTGACGATTGAAAAGCCGTTTTTGTGAATATCTTCAACGGCTGCACGGAAAAGAGAATAGTTCACGCAATATAACTCAAGATGAATTAAATCGGCATCTTGAATATCGCCACGTTCAAGAAGTTGAGGGATGCGCTCTTTCCATACTGATTTAGCAATCGGATCTAAAAAACTTGGCGGGGTGTGTAAATTCTTCTTTTTGGCTGTCATTGTGTTTCCTTATTTTCAAAAAAATTTCCTTGCATAAAAATTAAAGGGGGCGGGCGGTTCTTTAGGCTTGCCACTTTCTTTCAAAAACTCCCCCCACCTGTTCAAATTGTCTTTTTGTAATCGTTTAATTTAAAGCAAAGTCCAAAGCTGGATTTTGTTCAAAATTTAGACCAATCCAAATTTGGATTGGTTGGCTTAGTTGTTACCATATGACTACAACTCAACTGTGGATATATCACCATCATTCAGGTGTTGCGATATCGAAACGCCTCAACTGTGTACATATGCCCATACTTTAATTGTTTCGATATAGAAACGGTTTACTTCTTCGCACCAAATCCGCGTTGGTCTATCACTCGTGTTTTATAGCTATGGCAATCACGGCATAAAGATTGATGATTAGATTCAACCCAAAATAGCGGGTCAGCTTGTCCGTTCTCAACTGGCTTGATATGGTCTATCACTGTAGCGGGCGTGTAGATACCTTTCTCTAAGCACATCACGCAAAGAGGGTGATGCTTTAAGTATTGCGCTCGGTATTTACTCCACTTGTGATCGTAACCTCGTGCGCGACTGCTTGGACGGTTGTCCTTTGGCTTATGCTCTTCACATCTGCCCGACTTCACTTTGTTTCTGCATCCTGGATAACTACAACGTCTTAACGGTTGATAAGGCATAGCTATACCCTTAGTAAGCGCAAGGCTCTCTATAGACTTCCCATAATGCGGAAATCGTCATGGGTGCTTGTTTAAGATTGGCTAAGTCTGTTATTGCCTCACGGTTTGTGTAGAGGTAGGCAATATACATTAAGCAGCCGACTTTAATTGATGGTGTAAACGGAACGGTATTTTCTGTTTCCTCATCACCAAAGGTTTTGCCAATATGCTTTTGGCATACTTCCAATGTCGCGACCTTATAGGTTTCGAGTAACGCATCATCTAAATCATGATCGAGATTTAAATGCGCTTTGATGTCATCTAGGGTTAAATTAATATTCTCCATAAGCCTCGCCCTCTTTACACATTAACTGCAATTCTCGGTGTGATTCCATACTGTCTATCACCGAATAAATATCAAATAGTCGTTTACCGTATTTAATCCGCATTTTGTTTGTAATGCCCTCAATGTAGCGAATGCGAATGCGGATGATGTTTTCACCCATTTGAAATGGACCACTAAAATACTCTCGCCCTTGCAATGGCTCTACACTGGCGCGGACAGTTGCGATATGTTTCCAAAATGCTTTGTGTTCACCGTGTAGATTGGTTTCTCGCTCTCGGGGATAGTTTCTCGCCTCAATGGTGATGACCTTGTTATACTTGCCCGCTTTAAGCATCATTGCCATTGCTTGCCCCCTGTTCTTGTTCATCACCGTGTTTAACTTCTACGGTTTGTTTCCAAGCCTGGCTAAATTCATCCCCACCTTCATAAGGCGGTAAACCTTCACGGCGGCGAACTTCATTAGGAGACATTACACCCGCTTTGATTGCTACATCATAGCTACTGAAACGTTCGCTTTGGCTGGTGCGCAATAAGTCGCTTGTATCAAATTCGATTAAGTAACGTTTATTGGTGTTGCTACCTAAATCAATCATCAAGGCGTCTTTGAGTTGTTGTTCAAAGTTAGTAAGCCAAGGGCGCAAGGTTTGAGAAAGAAATGCTCGGCTCGCCTCACTGAAATTCGAATAGCTACTATTCGAATAATCTTGTAAGAAAATCGGACTAATATTGTAGATTCGGGCTATATCGGAAATGGTAAACGTGCGACTGGCTAACCATTCTGCATCTTGGTTTGTCATGCCCAATTGTTTATATTCCATTGAGCCTTCAAGAATAGGGGTTTTACCTGCATTCTTCGCACCCTTGTAACGTTCTAGGGCTTTGACGGCTTTCTGCGCTTTTGCATCATCTAACCATTCTGCCGTTGAAATAAGCCCGCTTGCCATCAATCCGTTTTTCATAATGGCTGCGCCATGGCGTTGTTGAGCTAAACCTAATCCGACCGTTTCACGGCAAACTGTTATCGGAGAACGCCCCATAAATCCATCAATAGAACTATGGCGTAAATGTAAAATCTCATCTTGAAGATAGTTTTTTGTTACCCCGTTTAAGTCTGTGATTTGATAAATATATTCACCCGTTACTTTACGGAAGATATTTACCGCACTTGGTTGATAGGGAGTAAGGCTTATTGGTTCGCCTTTGTTATTCCACTCAATCACGGCATAAGCGTTACCATTTAGCAAACAATGGCGCATCATCGTATTTTTGAATTGATACGGTGTTTGGCTGCGGTTTGGCATTTCATTAAGAAGATATTCAACAGGATGACGATAGATTCTTTCTCGGCCATCTTCTTTTAGTGCGTATAGATAACAAGGCATTGATGCGACCGCCTCTGAAATGACGGTAACGGCATTCATCACGGCAGGTAACGATTCTGCAGTTTGTGGACTGACAAATTCGCCCGCACCTGTATTGTTTATGCCCATGTAAGATAAAAGCTCTTCTATTGTGGTTGGCTCGCTACGTTGCTCTTTTCGTCTAAAAGGATTCCACATATTAAGCCTCCATCACATCAAGCCACTGTTTCAAAAGTGCGGTAGAGTGTTCTTGTGTTTTTTCTTTAGCCGCGACCATCGAACGCTTAGCAATTTCTACACTACTTTCAGGATAGGCGGGAATGCTTGTTACGGTAACTTCAAAGAGTTCGGCTTTTTGTACGGTTCGTTGGCAAGGCTCTACATCAAAATCCCATTCTTCTTGACTGGCTCTAAATCCAAAGGACATGCCTGTAATATCACCACGAGAGACGCTAACTAATAAATCTTTCCCAATAGTTGTATTAGGCGGGGTGAGTTCAAAGCGCAAGCCGATTGAATCTTCTTCTAGTTTTAATGTTCCCGCACTGGTGCGACCGAGTAACTTGGTGTAGTCGTGTTCAAAGAGTGCACGAACATCTTCACCACTGGCTAAACTTTCACTGAATGCTTTAGGCGCAAAGGATTCTACAAAATCACAGTAAAGCACTTGTGAAGGGCTGTTCCATTTCACCGCATAACCAACGAGCTTTTGATTCTCTTCATCTGTTGAAATAGTTGCCGAGCGGATTTCAAATTCTTTCTTCATTTTTCACCTATTAAGCAAAAAAGGGGCTTTCGCCCCTCTATGATTTATGCTGTTGTCTCAATCACTTTAATTGCGTTGGAATCTACCACGCCACCCCCCAAATATTTATCGGTGTGGACTTTATAAAAGCCTGGCTCAGTTAAGTTGTCTGGTCGAGTTCGCACGCCTGTTTCATGATCGACAATGAAATAACCACGTTTGAAATCACCAAAGGCAATAACGGCTTGATTTGCACCACCAGTCGGCATTGTCTCTAAGAAGTAAACTGGACGGCCTAATAATGTAGCGGGGGCATCGGTTGTTAAACCATCGCGCCAAATGTAATCGCCATTCTTGTTTTTGAGTTTTTGTAATGCTGCTGCAATGGTTGATGACATCACCCATACGGCATTTTTGCGGTATTTACTGTGAAGGGTATAGAACGCATCGATTAAAGTGTCTGCCTCAATGTTTGCCGCACCCGCCACTTCGATTTTTTGAAGTTTGCCGAATGGGCGCACTTTATCATTTTCAGTTGTGCGTTCGTAGGTCAATAAACCTTTTGATTTTTTGTTACCATCACCAGAGGTTAAATCTACTTCTTCTGTTTCAGTGAAGGTCTCAGTGATTTCATCAGTGAGCCAACCTAAAACATCAATGCTTGAGAAGTCCAAAATCTCTTGAGTGGTTTTTGGATAAGCATAGATTGAATTTAAAGCAATGGTTACTTCATGCAGTTTTGGCGTTGCTGTGCCGTTGCGTGCAGTGCCCTCTGTGCCATGCTCAACGGTTGCACCGCCAGCCGATACTAATTTTTTGTATTCTTTCGCACCGATAGGCAAGCGAACGACATTACAAAGCTGGCGCATGACGCTATCATCAGTTAAGCGTTTCATGACCTCTTTATCTAATTGCGGGATAACTGAATAGCCGCCATCTTCACCGTTAGCTGTCGTTAAATTGCGAAGTTCACCGGTTTTAATGTAATGGCGCAATTCATCATTTGAAAATTGTTTCGTGCTGCGGGTTTCTAATGGGTTAGATTGCGCACCAAGATTACGTTCTTCATCTGCTACGGTTTCGTATTTACTGATTTCATCACTCAATTGTTTCACTAAATCTTTCAATTTATCAAAATCTACTGATTCAGTTTCATCTAATGAACGATTTTCTTTTTCTGCTTTATCAAGCATTGCGCGCATTTCTGCGACTTTTTCTGCCTTTTGTTGGCGTAACTCGATTAATTTTTTAAGCATAATTTGTCCTTATTCATCATAGTTAATATCAAATTGAAGAACTGATGAAATCCATGCAGCTTGTTCTTCATCATAGTTATAGTCATAACTCTTTAATGAAATATTAAGAACAGATTTTAATTCGCTGTTATAAATAGTATTTCGAATTAACTCTGCAATATTATCTAATTCATCTTCGCCAGAGTGAGGTTTTAAATAAATAGCAATATTGAGTGTTGCATTTAATTCACTATCACAAAGGCAAGTTTGATCTAAACTAATATCTTCTAAATAAACGGAAATAGCAGGACATTGTTCAGAAGGATTTAACCCAAGGATGCGGCCGCTATAAAAACGTTTAACGTGACTTGAAAGAGTAGGTTTTAATCTTTCAATTACTTCATCTCTAATTTCTTCATGTATAAGCATTTTCTACCCTTATTTGTTCTTAATTAAGAGGGCTTATAAAAAGCCCATAGAACAATATATATACAAAAAATATAAAGTAAACACCTTAAATTTCAATAGTTTAGATACGTTTAGATGCGTTGAGTAAAATATTTTATTTAGTGATTTTTTTAGGTGATTTTGGGTTCGAAAAGATAACTTAAGATAGGAATTTATCTATTTTTTTATAAGTGGAGACAGGTGGAGACTAGTGGAGACTTAAAAAAATAGTATCCACTTTTATAAATATATAATAAATAATGTTTTTTTAATATTTTTTAATAGAAGTGGAGAAGTGGAGACTAAAATATAAAAAGTTTTTTAATATACTGTGATTTATCAGATTTTGCCTTAGTAACCAAAATAGTAACCAAAAATAAATGAACTAAAATAAACTTATTTTAAATCAATATCTTATATAACTAATTCATTTCTCGCCCAGGCACCATTTGACTAAACAAAGCCCCGCGAAACTAATCGCGGGGTTTTGTTTTATCTACTATTATTGAATTTATCTTATTTCCTGTCTCATATTCCATCACAATACGATCTCCAAGATTCAATATCAAAAACAGCAAACTATAGAAGATAATACCTGATTATTAGATATAGCAAAGAGTTTTCCTTTAATGCCCTATAAAGGCTTTATTTCATTATTACAAGCTGTAAGAAACCACTCCTTTTATAACTAGATATAATCTTTATAAATATACACAAGGTTCATATGAACCTTTTTCTTTACTGATTCAAAGCATTAATGAAAATACAAAAGAAAGAAGATAAGGAAAAAAGATGGGAAGAAACAGAATTAATTCCGATGCTTCATAACTTCCGTTTTAAACGGAGAGATGATTTATGCTCTGGAACAAGATATAGCAAAAAGCCGCTAAAATTCTTTAGCGGCTTTCCTGAATTTGGCTCCTCCTGCGGGACTCGAACCTGCGACATATGGATTAACAGTCCACCGTTCTACCGACTGAACTAAGGAG